TCGCGCACGAGGAACCGAATCTCCTCCGCGGTGACGCGCTCCGCGTTGCGTTGCACCGTGCTGCCCATAAGGAACGCCTGGTCCAACCGCCGCTCGATCCTGTCCGCAGCCTCGTAGGCCACGCGCAGGTCGGGGTACTTGTTTAGCTGGTGCGTGTAGACGTCCCCCTCCTCGCCGGTCAGGACCTCCCCGGTCTCGGCCGTGGCGTACTCCTGTTGCGTCACGGTCGCACCAGGGCGGGTGAAGTGCACGACGCGGGCAGCCTCTACGCTGGCGTGCACGATAGACGTCCAAAGTCCTTCAAGGCTGATCAGGTCGCCGAGGTGCTCCTCGACGATGCCGCGGCCGAAGTGCTCCCCGCTGACGCGGTTCATGCGCAGCGGCAGGTAGGGCATGTTCTTTGCAGACCAGCTGCCTCTAGTGCCCGGCAGCTCCTCCGACTTCCACTCCTGCCAGCCCTCGTAACGGTCCTTGCCTTTGCGTTGGATGACGGTGAAGACCTCGACCGGCTCCTCCTGGCTGACGTCCTTCTCTGAACCGACCGAGTTGCCGTAGGAGTCGACCTCATTGCTTTGCAGGCCAGACATGACCTTACCGCCGTCCATCGGGCCTGTGTTGGTGCCGACCTTGTCCTTTACCAGGGCCGGGTTCACCCGCTCCCGGATGATGATCAGCAACACGCTGCCCTCGGGGTCGCGCTCGACCACGAACTGATCTAGCTTGTAGCAGCGAGACTCGTCAGCCCGCTTGCGCGGTAGGTACCAGAGCACGTTGCCGGCCACCACCAGGTGACGGAAGACCTCGTACAGGCTGGGCCGTAGACCTCGACCCTCGACCTCACGGCTGACCGCCACGACCACCTTTTGCAGGCTTTGCTCGATCTCCTCGACGGCCTCCTCGCCGGCTGCTTCCTGCACCGGGAACAGGTCTGCCTCGAAGCGAAAGAAGGGCTCGGAAGGCGGGAACAGGGAAACTAGCAGTTTCGAGGATAGGTTGTTCACCCCTCGACTGCCGACCGACTGGTAGGGGGTCGGGAGCGACTTGTCGTCAAAGTGCCCCTCATCCGTGATAAGGTGCGGGATCGTTAGGCGTGAGGCGTCCCTAGCGCGCTCCAAGAAGGGCTCTCTCTTGGCCGCCATGCGCTCATAGGCGGCGCGAGCTTGCCCCGGCATCAACGCCATGGCTACCGACCAACCGAGGGAATGCGAAGACCACCGCCGCCGGCCGTCTGGTCAGCTCCGCCAAGCGGGGCGTTGCGCAGCGGCACCGCCAGCGCCTGCGTTCCCATGCCGGCCCGCTTGCGCCGGCTCTCGGGGGAGACGGCCGGGGCGATGCCGAGGGCAGAGGCCGCAGGGGCGGCCGGAGGGGGCGGAGCCTTGACCGTGGGCGGGGAGAAGAGGGAGGAGCACATGGGGGTAGGTAGAGGCTGGTGTAAGTAAAGGAAGGGAGGCCACCCCCGGGCGAACCCAGGGATGGCCTCGTCGGCGAGGAGACAGCGCCGAGTACTAGGACTTGATCTTGAGCTCCACCGTGCCGGCCCGCTGCGCGCGGCAGATGGCAGCGAGGTAGGCGACGACGCTTACCTGGCCCTGGAGGAACCTTACCCGACCAAGGTCGGCGTCAGGCGCCGGCAGGCGGTCCGGGAAGCGCTCCAGGAGTGCCTCCACGAGGTCAGGAGTGACCCTAGGGAACGTGGCGGCCGAGGCAGCGGGCGACTCGGGGGCCCGCCCGGGGAACAGGTGGGGCAGAAGGGTCTTCATAAAGGTGACGTGAGAGGTTGGAAGGTCAGGAAGGCCGAGGGGCTGCTGCGGTTCAGTGTCACCAGGGGCTCATCATAGTCCGGCATAGGCACCAAACGGAACCCTAGGCTGGTGAAGAGGCCGCAGTAGCATAACTTGTCCTGGTACCAGGCCGTCAAGAACTCAGCTTTGGCGCCGCGACTGGCACGCCAGCCGGGCAGGAACACCACGATGTCTGCGTCCATGACACGCCGCTGGTCCCAAGTCATCGAGCGCTTCAGGTCCTTGGGAGACAGCTCGGCTCCTGCGTCAACCCCGGTCACATCGTCGTGCTCGATCGGAGACCAAACCAGGTAGCCGAGTTTGCGTAGACGCGCGGCAGCCGCCTCGAAAGCGGGGCGGTTCCCGTTAGGTATGCCCCGCATCGGACCAGACAGATAGACGGACATTGTCACGGCTTACGCTCCATCACCGAAGCCATCGCCATATACCCAAACGCGACGCAACTTTGCGCACCCTCCAGTTCACGCTGCAACAACGCGAGCGCGCGCCAAGCCACCTTGGCCGAGTGACGTACACCGTCCGTATCGACAGTCCCGCGTTGCAGCAGGTGGCGCACCAGGGCGTCCGCCTCGTCGGTGGACTTTGACTTGTCCCAGTGAAGCGGTTGACCTGGGTTGTGCTGCTCGTTGCCGATACGGCTCACCTCGGCGATGACGCGCAAGGCGTCAGGGAAGTAGTCGAGGACGCCTGTGCATACAGGTTGGCCCTTACGTTGGGCGGCTTCGGACACTTTATCGGTCATCGGGGGCACCACGGCACAGCTTGTGCGCTACGGAGGTCGTTGGGTCGGGCGAAGGTCACATCGGACCACCTAAGGATACGCGCGACGCGAGCCTGCGTCAAGGCGTCGTCCGCGGTCAGCCCGGCTTTCTCATAGGCCTGCACGATAGCCGACCACCACTCCTCAGGCGGCAGGTCAGCTAGGATCTTCTCGGCCTTGATCGGGCCGACACCCGGCAGTCCCTTGTACCCATCCGTAGTGTCGCCGGTCAGGGTCTGCATCATGTGCGCCCGGTCCGCGGCGATCTCGTCGATGGCGAGGAGCTCGTCACGGCGGGGGATGTAGAGCAAACCGGGGACGTTGCGGAGGTCCTTGTCCTCGCTGACGATGACCTTGACCAGCTCTCCGTTGGGCTTAGTGGCCAACATGCCGACCACATCATCGGCCTCAAAGGTAGGTATTGCCTCGCCGGTGACGCCGTCGTCGGTCATGCCGTCCCAGGCATACCCCATGAGGCCGGCATAGCCGACCGGCTTCTTGCCGGTGCGGTTCTGCTTATAGGTCGGTAGGATGTGGAGCCGCCAGTTGCGCTTGAGGTCGCTCATGCAGAACGTGGCGGTCAAGGCGTCGAGCCGCCGCATGATGCGCAGCACCTCGGCCCGTAGGGCCTGCTTGGCCTGGTCGAGGTCGAGACGTAGGATGATCTCGTGGTCGTCCCAGGACTCTTCCGTGGTCGCCTCGTGAGCGGCCTTGTAGAGGAGGGAGTCGCCGTCGATGAGAAGATGCTTGGGGATGCTAGGGTCGTGCATTAGTGTGTAGCACTCCAGTCGTTACCGATCTTGAATTCTCCAGTGAGGGGGCAACGAAGGCTGAAACGCTCCGTAGCGCTCTCGATCGCGGCCACCAGAAGCTTACCTACCTTATCCGCGTCCGTCGCGAGGCACTCGTACTGTAGCTCGTCGTGTACGAACAGGACCTGAGCTGCGTCCAAGCCCGCGTCGCGGACCCAGAGGTCGGCCTGCACGACGGCGTGCTTCATCACGACCGACCCAAAGGACTGCAAGAGCGTATTTAGTGCGGCGTGCTCGCTGCGGGTAGGGACTCGCCGGCCGTCGAGTCCTTCTAAGTAACGGTTCGTGCGGTGCGCGTTCACGACCTTAGCTTTCAACTTGGCGAGCCCCGGCGTGCGACGTAGGAACTGCTCGGCCAGGAGCTTTGCTTGCTTGAGCGAGCAGCCCATCTCTTTGGCGAGTTTCTGTGTACCGGCCCCATAGACCCAACAATACAGAAACTTCTTCGCTTGCGTTCGACTCTCGAAGCCTCCCGCGATCTGGTTCGCCGTGTGCGGGTCCCCAGCCCCGACGACCCGAGCGTAGGCCCCATCGTCCCACTCGGCCAGGTAGTGCGCCAGAGCTCGGAGCTCCAGGTTGGAGGCGTCCGCCCCGACCAGGACTCGCCCCTTTGGGGCGACGAACAGTGACCGACAGCGTGTACCCCACTCCGTCACCTTCGCCAGGTAGTCCGGCGGTAACGGCTTGGCGGTCTTGACGCTAGGGATGTTACCGAGATTAGGGGCGGAATGCGAGCATCGGCTCGTGACCGTACCCATAGGGTCGATCTTCCCACGAATGCGGTCGTCCTCGCCGACGTGCGCCAGCCAGGACTTAGACTTCTTCGTACTCTCGACGAGCATGGAGAGGCGCTTGCTTACCATAGCACGCTCCGCCATCCACTTCGCCTCAGGGTACGGCAGGGACATTAGTTGGAGCTCCGTCATCGCCGGCTTACCTAGTTCCGTGTACTTCGTAGGCTTCCAGCCATACTTTCGGGTCAAAGCCTCGGCGCAGTGGTCCCGGGAACCGGGGTTGAACGTGACCTGGAACTCCGTGCGGATCTTCTTCTTGGGCGTTACCCGGACGCGGTCGAACGGCGGGATGGCGGCATGCAGTTGCTCATCTAGCTCAGCCCGGCGGACCAACAGGTCGCGCACCAGGTCGTCCGCGGCCTTGCGGTCGAACAGGACGCCGTGAGTCTGCTGCTTGGCTAGGACAGCCGCGAATCGCGACTCCAGCTCCAGAGCTTCGACAGGGGTGTACTTGGTTTGCAACCAGTCGTATAGATCGGCGCAGACGGCGACGTCTTGTAGGTTATAAGTGATCATCTCATCCGTCAAGCGTTCCCACGATAACGGCTTGGCTTCTTTACGGTTCCCGATCCGCCAGCCCCAGGCTTTCAAGCTGTGTAGGCCGGTCAGTTCTGGCGGGAGATCCGACGTACCGGCGTTGCGACGCGCGAAGTCCAGCTCGCGAAGATTAGGGTAGCGCACTTTCGCGGCGAGCTGCGTATCGTAGAGCTTCGCCACCGGTAGGTCAGCGCTTAGTACCCCGCGCAGGACTGGCGCATCGAAACCTAGGATGTTGTGACCCAGCACGAGGTCGGCCGACTCGATCAAGCGGACTCCGTCGGCTAGGGTGCCGTCGGGTAGGATCGTGACGCCCTCTGGGGAATCATGAAAGATGTAGTTCCGGCCAAGTTCGTCCCGTGCGCCGATCATGTGGACGCTGGTTTGCCAGGCGGGACGCTGGAAGTTTTTGACTTCCGTGGTTTCCAGGTCGATGACGAGTTTCATTTCAACCATCCCCAACGGCGACGGCTTTTTATCTGATTTATGTGGGCTTGTGAGATATCATAACGCACAGCTAGCGTCCGCGAAGAAACGTCAGCTAACCGAATCTGTCGAACTTGCTCTTCAGATAGCTTTACACACCCGTTTCGGCTACCGCGCGCCGTCCGACCTTTTACCACCGCATCGGCCGAATTGTCTGCGGCCGTACCCTCAAACATATGCGAAAGTCGAACGCAAAGCCGATTGTCACATCGATGTAATAGGTGTCGAGTCGGCCACGTTCCCGTCGTTAGAAACCAAGCCACGCGATGTACTCGCCTAGGCGTCCCGTTTATCGCAAATTGACCGTAGCCTCCTCGCGTCTTGGATGCCCTCCACTCCCAGCAACCCGGCCCCTTCCGCACCTTGGCCCAGAACCTCTCTTCAAGCGAGCCCCTCACTCAAAGCCTCCGACCTCTTCGGCAGTCAACCGCCATGTCGTCGGATCAAACTTCAGCTGGCCTGCAATTCCGGTCATCCCGGTAGTCCGGGCCTTCAGAACCTGTAACGTAGTGTTGCCACCTTCACGAACATCTCTAGACGCGCCAATTACGTCGAACGCCAGACCCTCTAGCATCCCGGAGCCTCGCAAGTCTGACAGCGAGAGCAGCCGACCCTCGTCGTTCTGTTTCCCCTGGCTGCCACTACGCTTGACGTGCACTACCAGTCCTAACCAGCAACCTACTTCTCTGACGAGAGAAGCGAACTGAACCATCATCAGATCAAGGTATTTGCGGTCGTCCTCCGACTGGCTCCCCACGACCACCGACAAGTTGTCGAGGAAGACGTGCGTGCATCCGAGCCCGACGGTGGCATACCGCATCTTGGACAGGATGGTCTCGGCGTTCATCTCCCCACCGCAGTCGTACATGACCAGCCGGTCCTTGACCTCCTCGAACGCCTTGCGTACGTCCGGCTTGGTCATGGCCCCCTGCTCAAGGTGTAACGGACGGTTGACGCGCGGGGTGAGCAGCTTCAGCAGGTTGGATTGAACGGTCCCTTCAAGGGCCAGCATACCGACCTTGTGTCCGAGGTCGAGCAGGTGGCTGCTGATCTCACAGCAGAGCGTGCTCTTACCAATGCCGGGCCCAGCCGCCAAGATGGTTAGCTCCCCGCGGCGCATGCCGCGGAGCATCTTGTTGACCCCCGGGAAAGGGTACGGGACCGGGTCCCCGTCCTTCCACGCCGCCGCTACCTCCCAAAGCTCATCGCCCGACAAGATGCCCACCGGCCGGTACGGCTTGGCAGTCCACGGCGCCCCCGCCAGCTCCGCACTGCGCCCCGCCTGGAGCATCTCTGAGGCGTCCTTGAGCGGCAAGGTGGCAATATGCGCCTTCCCGGGCTTCAGCAGCTCCGCGCACTCTTGCGCGGCAGCTTGGCCCGCCTCGTCGGTGTCGAAGAGGAGCACGACTTTCTCGAAGCTCTCCAGGTACTCCAAGTTCACGCGGAACGCCTTAGCCGCGCCGGCCGCCCCAGACGGCACGGACACCGCCGGGAAGCCTTTATGCATAACCTGGCTCACGCTGAGCGCGTCGATCTCTCCCTCGGTCACGACCAGCATGGCCCCACCGTTGCGCGCGATGTGATCCCCGAACAGGCCGACCCGCTTCGGATCGCCGAGCCATAGGAACTTCTTACCCGGCAGGCGCACCTTCTGCGCCACGACCTCGCCGGTAACGCGGTCGCGGTAAGGCGCGACGTGGCACGGCTCTCCGTGGTACTCGGAGAAGCCGTACCCGAACCGCCCGCACGTCTCCTCGGTCAGCTTTCGCGCCGCGATGCCGCGCACCGCGACCTGGAGCAGGCCCTTAGCGGTCGGGGCCAGCCGCGTGCCCCCGCCCTGCGCAGAATCACGCTCGTCCACAGAACTCGTACCGGACGTACCGGGCTCCAGCGAGGTCACGCGAGCGGATGCTTTGGATCTTCCAGCCTTCTTGGCGCAGCTCGAAGACGCGCGCGGCCAGGCGCGGGATCTTGTACACGATCAGTGCCTCCATCGGCGAGATGTTACCCTTCTCCTTCAGGTGCGCCAGCACGGTCTCGCACTGCGAGCGTGTAGCAGGGTCGATGATGTAGAGGGTCTTCACAACACGGTTATCCATACACCAACCTCGCTCTCAGTTACTGCATACTGCTTCGACTGACTGCCACAGACCACCTGCGCGTCATCCGTGTAGGCGATACCGGTCAGCGCATCCTCGACGGCGCGGGCCAACTTCAAAGCGTCCGGCTTCACCGTATGCTGGTCCCGCGTCACCGTCTTGCCGCGCGGCAGGTGGAAATCCAGTATCAGCTGAACCGGCCCCGCGTCGCGGCGGGCCACCACCTTACGGGCGGCCGCTTTGACAACCGCTTGCCAAGCCTTGACCTTCGGGTTCGCATCTACGATAGCCACGCCCATCTTACCCGTCTTGCGGCGAACCGGGAAGCCCTTCTTAGAGCCTCCCGGCTGCGGTAGACCTGCGACGAAGAACCGAGGCACGTTACTTGAAGTCCGCGTCCGGGCCGGCGTCCGTGGTCTCTTCCGTCTCAAAGGACTCCGAGGAGTACCCCTCTTCTTCGTCAAACCCTGTGAGGTTTCCGACGAACGCAACCAGCTTGATCACCTGTACAACGTTCATGTACAGCGTCACCCCGGCTTCGAGGTTGCCGTCATCCGTGGTGCGCGTGTACTCCGCCACCGTGTGCTTGATTCGCAGCTCGGAGCCGGCGCCAATCTGCGGTCCACGGTAGGGGCCCTTACGCGAGTCGATGATCGTCGGCGTCATCTCAACAGTCTCGCCGTCCTTGTCGTAGCTGGCGTTGAGCTTGAACCTGGCCACGATGAACCCAGTGTCCACGCCGTCCTCGTCCTGCTCCGTCTTGAACGGCAAGCGTGTTTCGATGGTGACACCCTTCTTGGCCGTGCGCTTGGCGGCAGCGGCCTCGGCGGTCACGACTTCCTCGATCGTCTGCATCCACTCCTGGACCTTGGGGTCGGAGATGTCCAGACGCAGGCCGGTGCTGAAAACGCCGCGCTTGTTGAACTTGGTGTCGGGCTTATCGAGACGCGGGTAGACCGCGACGCCCTTCTCGGTGATCAGTTTGAGTTTCTGCTTGGTAGTCATGATTCCTCTCAACTAAAGAAATGGGCGCTTTCTAGCACCTCGGTTACGGACATCTTACCATATGCCGGCAGCGCCGACAACGTGTGTTTCTTCAACGGCCCTTGAACCTCGTCGCGAAACGCAGCCAGCACATCCCGGCTAAACATCTCCGCGTAGGCGTCACGAACAGCCTGATAAACGATACCGAGCTGCGCGGCGGGAGCGCCGAACGAGTCATGTATGGCGGTCAACTGGTTCGCGCCGCGGTCCAGGCTGGTGCAAACCGTGCCCACCATGGCGGCGGCGTCAAGGCTGTGTACAAAGTTGGGTGCGATCGCGTTAGCCTGGCGCACCCGGTTGACCTCGGCGGTCTCCTGCCGCATCTTGGCTCGCCTCACGCCGTGCCCCAGGGTGGTCTGCACTTTCAGGGAATGCCACTTCTGGTAACTTTGCACGACCACGAAACCGCTAGGGGTCGTCCAAGCCACGGACAGGTTCTCAGCGGAGTAGGCGTCCGCGACCTCTCGCAGCCAGTCCATGCAGACCCGAGCCGACCGGACAACGGCATGAATCGCCTCCCAGAGGTGATCGGTGAGATAGGAGGTGGCCTTGGCGAGCTCGTACCCAAACGGGGTATCCCCCATCTCCTTGGCCCGCTCCTCGGCCCACTCAAGGACATACTTTCGCGCACTGTAGATCGTTACCCCGTACGGTAGGGTCATGACGGGACGTTTGGCCGCCTCGCGCGGCACACGGCCGTCTACGAAGCTGAGCCAAATCTTGGCCGTCTGGTCGCCGTTGACTGCGGCCAGGCGTAGACGCTCCGTCACCACGTCGGCGACGTCCTGGTAGATGTCGCGCGGTAAGTCTGACGGTAGGCAGTTGGTGGCAGCCCCAGCTACCTCGTCGCGCAGGAGTAGAGAATAGACCTGTAGCCCGTTGTTAGTGCCATCTAGGCGCAGCGGTAGGCGGCCTACGAACGTTCCCGGCTTAGCGGCCTTGAACCGGGCCCACTCGTCGCAGAAGGCTAGAAACTCCCACGGCGCCGACGCATCCTGCCACCACGCCTCTTGCTCGGGGTCTGCCGCGACGGCCATGATGTCTTGCTCGTGTTCCTCAACCCACCGCGCTCGGTCCGCGAAGCTGACCTTACTGTGACCCCAGCAATTAGCCCCGTAGATAGCCAGCCAACGCTCCGCGTCCTCGTCCACCATGCGCGCTCCGACCCCGAAGCGTAGTAGGCCACGATCCTCGGAAGAGCCTTGCGGCGAGAGGAAGTGCGGTACGGGGTAGGCCCGGCCACGGAAATCTAGCTGGTGCGGATAATAGAATCGCTTGGTCAAGAACCGGGTAGCCATGACCATCCGGTGCGCGTGCTGGAGGCGCCGCGAGCGAGCCGAGAGGTTGCGCCGCTTAGCGCCCCAGTAAGCGCGCAGCCAAGCGCGGCGCATCGCATACACTTCCGGGTCCTTCAAGTTGACCGCTTCCTCCCAACGGTCCGGCACGCTGGTCGGCTTGGGCGGTAAAGCCTCGTCCTCGCGCGAGGGTAGGTCACAGACATGCTGCCCTCGTTCGCCGTAAGCGAGCATGACCCGGTAAACGAAAGGGTTGACCTCCCACGCCGTCCCTTGTAGGGCGTTGACGGCCTGGATCGAGGTGGCCAGCGAGACCGGGCTCAACTCCCGCCGCTGGGAGCGTGAGCGCGACTTGACGAGCGGCTTGCGATAGAGCAGGTTAGTGTGGTAACCTCCCTCAGTCAACGACTGCCACGGCACCGGCGTGTCCACCGTCGGGGTGTAGTAAGGCGCGAAGGCCGCCGCCGCGGAGCCGCTCTTCTCGATCCACGCCAGCGTCTCCTTGGTGACCACCACGACGCGCTCCTGACGCAGCTTCGGTCCGGAGGCGATACGCACGACCACCTCAACGAGCCCCGTAGACTGAATGACAAGCTCCAACAGCACCATGCCGATCACCATGCGCTGCTTCTTCGTCCACGGCTGCCAAGCCACGCCGGTCCGCTTCATCGCTGCCATGAGGCGTTGGCGCACCGAGGCGTACCCCAAGTTTTGCCGCGTCGCGCGCTTGAGCTCGTGGTTGAACTCCTTGCGCGCCGCACGGCGGAACGCCTGGTAGCGCAGCTCGTCTTCCACCCGACTACCCAGCTGCGCGACCAACGAGTTGTACAGCCGCTCACGGGAGAGACTGTCGAGGAGGAACTGGCAGGTAACCAAGGCCACCGTGGCCGGCACAGCCTGGGTCAGAGGCACCACGTTGTCGACTCGACGGCCCTTTGCCTTGGCCTTCTTCCAATCAGTCAACGCTATCGTGACGCGACTAACGGCCTGACGCAGGAGGTTCTGGTGCGAGGGTAGGACCCCCTCGGACTGGCCTTCTACAGCGCGACGTTGACGCCTCGCGTAGCGCGCAAAGCCGAGGTCTGCCATGGCTTGCTCAAGCCGCGCCTCGTCTAAGGAGTAGTCGCTCATTGGGGCCAATCCACCGTTAGTTGGAGAGTGAGGAGATGTCCGCCGAGCTGGCCCACGTCTGGGATGAAGCCCAGGCGCGCACCAACCCGCCACAAGCTGACCTCGACCGCCGGCCCAGCCAGAGGCACGATAGAAGGCTCCTGACTTGTGTCGCTCGGGTAGAGCGAGGCACCAGCCAGGAGCCCAACGGAGAACGCAACCTCATCGCTGTAGTATACACTACGCCAAGCCCCGACGGCAAGGTAAGGCGCCATATCACCAAAACTGTTGCGGAACCCGCCAGCCTCCGCGGTCCAGCACCCCCGCTGCCACGAAACGGCCAAACCTGGGTTACGCTCCTCCAAGCCAGCCGGGTACTCGTGCCGGGAGGCGAGGGGCAGCACCAAGGCACTGGGGGCACAGCTCGCCAGGGCGACCAAGCCTACAAGCGTCGGAAGAAGTGACACGCCGCCTCAGTAGCCGCTACGCTGTTCCAATGGCGCGACACGCGGGACGGATGCGGCGCCCACGCGATCCAGTGACCGCCTACCACCAGGAACCACTCATAAGGCGGCAGCGACGCCGGGCCGAACATGAGCCGTCTAACGGCTTGACCAAGCAAGACCACATGGGTCACCCCCGGTGGGGCCTGCTCCAGCACGTCCAGTAAGCTCGTCCGGGCGGATCGCCCCGTCGGCGCCACGTCCCCTCCACCCGGCGCCGGTCCGGGCCACTGCGACAAGACGTTGCGGAGCACGAAGCGCGCTTGAAACTCCTCTGCACTCAGGCCGCACCACCATGCCAGCATGGAGCCCGTGCGCCCCGTCAAGGGTCGCTTCGGGTCCGACGTGCGCGACGGCGCTTGTCCCACGATCATTACGTGGTTCACTACTCGCACACCGTTTCCGCGTGCCCATGATACAGGCGCCGCTCGTCGTCCGGCTCGTCTATGTCGTGCGAACACACTTGACACACACCATGGTGGCACCGGAACGAGTGCGTCTCGCAGTGTAAGCCGTACTGCTGGATGACGGCGCGCATGGCCCGGATCGCAGGCGCTGTAGCGGCCGAGGTGTCGAAATACTTGAGCCAACCTACGTAGGTAGCTGCCACCTTATCCTGCTCCGGTTGCGTCAACCTCGACAGGGACCAACGCTGCTCTTGGCCCGCCATGAAACGCACGGCATGCCGCGACAGGCGCTTCTGCAAGTGCCGCGGCGTCAAGCGACCCGACCACTTGCCGCGCCTAGCCACAGAGCGGCTCCAACCTGACAACCCAGTGACCCCACTTGCGATCGGCAGCGCGGTGCGCATCGGCTACGCTGTCGGCCCACAAGAGGGTGCTAAAGTCAGGACCGGCAGGCGAATGCGCGTAAACCAGGAACGGTATCATGAGAGCCGCCCCGCTTTCTCGACCATATGTAACGCCTGCTGCAAGTCTTGCACACCCGCGTGCTGGTAGCGCATCGCGGACTGCACATCCTTGTGCCCAAGGAAGCGCATGACCACAGGTAAGGATACCCCGGAGGCCGCCAGCTTGGTGCCGAAAGTGTGGCGCAAAGCGTGCGGCACGAAGTCGCGGTCCGTAATGTTCAGCGCGACCATGGCACGGCGCCAGGCATGGTTGAGTTGACTCGACGTAACCGGGAACGGGCGACGAGCCGACGGGCTACCTAGCGCGACCATGGCGGTAGGGGTGAGCGGTACGGTGCGCACCTCCCCATTCTTGGTGTGCGTGAAGGTGACCCGGGACGTAGGTAGGTCTACATTGGTCCACGTCAAAGCCAAGGCTTCACCCACTCGACAACCCGTGTCGGCGAGGAATTGCACTAACCGGCCTAGGGTGGCGTCAGCTTGACCAATCACGCCCACCATGCTAGCGACCTCCAACTCGGTGAGCACACGCGATCGAGCTCGCGGACGCGGCAGGCGCGGAACCGGCACCTTGTCAGGCACCTTGTACCCCCGCTCTCTGGCGTAACTCAGCAGCCCGGAGAGTACGGCCGCATGTCGCGCTACCGTAGCGGGCGCGTAGAGCGTCGCCAACTCGACCAGGTAACGGCGCAAGGTCGCCCCCGCTAGAGCGCGCGATACGGTTTTCTCTGTCCCGGCCCACCTTGCGTAGGCACGCAAAGCCGCTGCGGCGTGTTCCGCAGAGGCTATATAGGCGAAGCGGGTGGCTAACGCAGCGTCAACTAGGCGCCAGATGTTCACACCTTGAGCCTCCTAAGCGCGGCCCTAGTGGCGGCACACGTGGCGGCATCCGTGGCGTCCCAAGTGGTGTCCCTAGTGGCGACCCAAGTGGTGTCCCTAGTGGCGACCCAAGTGGCGGCCCTAGTGGCGGCCCTAGTGGCGGCCCTAGTGGCGGCCCAAGTGGCGGCCTTGGTGGCAGCAAGGTTCTGTTGCTTCATCGCGGAGACCTCCTAAGCGCGACCCAAGTGGCGGCCTCAGTAGCGACCCAAGTGGCGACCCAAGTGGTGGCCCAAGTGGCGGCCCTAGTGGCGGCCTCAGTGGCGGCCCTAGTGGCGGCATCCGTGGCGGCCTCAGTGTATGTCCAAGTGGCGGCCTCAGTGGCGGCAGCAGTGGCGGCCCAAGTGGCGGCCTTGGTGGCAGCAAGGTTCTGTTGCTTCATCGCTGAGGCCTCCTAAGCGCGGCCTTAGTGGCGGCATCAGTGGCGGCCCAAGTGGCGGTCCTAGTGGCGACCCTAGTGGCGTCCCAAGTGGCGGCACACATGGCGTCCCAAGTGGCGGCCTCCGTGGCGGCCCCAGTGTATGCCCAAGTGGCGGCCTCAGTGGCGGCAGCAGTGGCGGCCCAAGTGGCGGCCTTGGTGGCAGCCAGGTTCTGTTGCTTCATCGCTGAGGCCTCCTAGGCGCGGCCTTAGTGGCGGCATCAGTGGCGTCCCA